GGGTGAAGGCGAATACTCAGACATCGTCAACCGCATACGTGATGAGTATAGCCAGTATTCTAAACAATATCCAATCTCTTCTGGCGCTCTTGAGTTGGCCGGTGGGATAGCGCCGGGCGTGGCGATGATGGCGGTGCCGGGCGGTCAAGCCCCCGGTTCAGCGCAGCTTCAGCGTTCATTGCTCGGCACTACGGCTAAATTAGGTGCGATTGGGGCCGGTACCGGCGCAATTTCTGGTGCCGGTTCGGCTACTGAAGACAATCGTTTGTCCGGTATGGCTGGTGGTGCGCTCTACGGGGGTGGTTTCGGTATCGGCATCCCGTTGCTGATGCGGGCGGGTACAGCAGCGTCGCGTTGGATGTTAGACCGGCTGTATCCGACAGACGCAGCGGTTACTGCTCGCGCCGCTGAGAAGGTTAACCGGGCGTTGTCAGAAGACCGTATTGCTCCGAAAGATATACAAACTCGGCTCCAGGCTGACACGAAGCTGGGGGTGCCGTCGGTTACTGCCAACGTCAGCCCCGGCCTCACCGACTTGGCCGAAGCTGTTGCGCAGCGGACAGGTAGCGGCGCTCGCACAATTGAGACCACGCTGAGAAACCAGCGCGCCGGTATCCGCGAGCGTACGTACCAGCGGGTGGCTAATGATCTCAAATCGGGAGACTATTTCCAGGATCAGGAAAACTTAGTTAGAATGCTGCGGCAGAAAGCTGACACGGTTTACGACAACGCTTATGCTGTTGGAGAAATTCAAGACCCGCGCATCATGATGGCGCTCGACACACCAGCTTTTAAAGCCGCGTTCCAGCGCGCTAAAAGCATCGCCGACACCGAAGCCGCCGCTGCTCGACTGCGCGGGGAGGATCCGTCCAAGTATCTTATCCGCGACGTATACTACCCGCGCGAAGTTAAACCGGGTATTTTTGAATTGGAACTGCGCAACTACCCTGATGTTCGCACTTTAGATTACATGAAACGCGGTATTGACGCTAACATTGACGCAGGGTTCCGTAGCGCGCAGGGTATGTCATCAGCTGAGGCGTCGGCGCTCAAGGAACTACGCAAACAGTTCGTGTCTATAATCGATGACTTGGTGCCGGAATACAAATTAGCGCGAAGCGCCTATGCGGGCGATGCCGAGGTGATTGATGCGATGCGGCTTGGGTTTGAAGATTTCAAGAAACTCAAGCACGAAGAAGTAGTGCGCATGGTTGCCGGCATGAGCCAAGCTGAAAAAGACGCTTTCCGCACCGGTGTCGCGCGCAACATTTACCAAGACGTTTTCGGTTCTTCCGGCCGCAACTTCAACGCTGCCCAGCGTGTCATCGGTTCGCCCGAAGTGCAGGCGAAACTGCAGCCGCTGTTTGACAACCCCGGCCAGTTCCGTCTGTTCAAATCGTCATTAGAGCGTGAGGCTCAACTATTTGAAGAATCTAACCGCGTACTCGGCGGCAGCCAGACCGGCAAGCGCATGCAGATGCGTGAGAACCTTGAGGAAGGGCCGGGTGTGGGCGAGGCGATATCTTCAGCAGTGACCGGCGGTTTCTGGCCTTCTTTGACAGGTCTGGTCGCTCGCTCGATACGCAGCACCGAGATGACTGAGAAAACAGCTTCTAAAATGGCTGACATGCTCATGTCAAAAGACCCGCACCAAGTTGCGGCTGTGGTCAAACTGTTAGAAAATCACGCTGCGGCAGCGGTTCCTCGCGCGGCTCGGGCTACGGCGGCTGAGGCTGGGGCGGTGACCGGCGTTACTACGGCGCTCCCACCGCCGACCACCCCGGAACCCGGCATCATGGTCACCCCGGCGGATCGGGTACCTAGCCTGCGCGAAGAGTTAGAATCTGAAGGAACCGCACCGCTACCGCAGGGGCCGGACATACTAAAAGATATTGAGGCGGAAGACGCAAAAGTCAGGTAAAGTTTGTTTTGCCATGGAGTGATTTACTCCCCAACTTAGCCCCGCCTAGTGCGGGGTTCTTTTTTGGGAGTTTCAAAATGAACCACGTTCCGCATTTCCAGGATTATGCGGATGTGGTCTGCAGCGGCAAACTGACCGTCACGCTCGGCTTTGGCGATAGCGGCTAGTAGCGCGTCCTGCGACTGATTCCAGTGTGATTTGAATCCGAGCAGTTTATAGATATACGCCCACGGCATCAGCGTTCAGCTGCGGCTATGAGTTCCTGAGTTATTCTTTCCAGGTCTGCGTCATTCAGTTTAGCTTTCAGCCAGTTTGCCGGACGGCCGCGTCGGTCGTAGACTTCAAATTCAAGGTCTGCCCAACCGCCGCGAAAATCTACGTCGCTGTCAGCTTGGCGGTCTGGTTTATGATACTCCCCGCCGGTCATCTCTACCTGACAGGGGATACCGCTGATGCGCGTTTCAATCATACTTTGTCTCCTTGACGTTTCTCATACAGCCACCGCGCCATGAGCAACGCTTCTGCCCGGTCGGCGTGTTTCTTCAAGTGTAGCTCGGCATCGGGAAACATTCTCACCGCCAAAGCGCGAGACAGCTCTTTGTCACGCTGTAGATTAAAATGTTTCTTCCACTGCGCCGGGCCGATGTAAGCCAACTCAAACCGACAGGCGGCCACGGCCGAACGCGCGCAGCCGAAACTGTCGCCCAAACTAAAAGTAGACGACACCCCTTGGCCCGGCATCGCGTTAACTCTCTCAAGAACAACCGACACCGCAGCATCCGCCGGAGCATGGCGTCTCAGAAGCATAATCAGCCCCGCAGGATCTACCTCTCGCTTAACGCTACCCGAACCCTTAGTGACGCACGGCATGTCCTCTACAGCTAGATATAATCCGTTTGAAAGTATTCCGATTGCGCCGGTCAGTCCAGGGTCAATACCGATAGTGATCATAGAACCTCGTAGTGTTCGCAAGCCAACCGTTGTTTGTCGAAACTCAATGTCTCTTTGTTTAGTTCGCAAACCCATTTACCCTCATCGCCGGGGGTACACATCGAGCAGGTGCGGCAGTTACGTAGCGGGGCGATCTCGCCGAAGCAAACTTGTTTCATATCGCAGAATTTACAGCTGAATGCATCGGGACTTTCGCTGATGCCAGCCGGTTTAATCCGCGCATCAACTAGTTTTATAACTTTGGTTTTCAGTTTGTCCTGCTCAACTTTGTCGGCCTTCACACGCTCGACGTAGAACTGTTCATCATCTTTACAGAGCGCCACGTAAAGCGAACGCGTAACCCCGCTCAGCAACATACCGACCTGCATCTGAATGTAATGTTCCGGCTTACCTTCTTGAACGCCCTTCTTGACTAAACCGCTAAAGCTGTTTTTGTTGTGTGTTTTGATTTCTAAAATGTGAGGTGTTTTCTCAGCTTCGGGCACCCCCTTGATGACACCGTCCACTTTGGTGATGAGGTGGCCGCTTTTGTCGGTATATTCGAACTGTTTACCGTCTTCGCGTTTATCCCAGACCTCAAACCCGGCGCGGCGTAAATCGTCAACTATGCGTGCCTCTTGCTGGTGGCCGGTTTCAAACAGCCGTTCCATTCGGCCTGGAAACACTTTCCGCGCATACGCGCGCCAGCTCAGCCAAACCGCGCGAATACACTCAGCGCCGACGCTGGACGCTCCGAGGCGGCCGAGGTAGATCTCTGGTTCGGCTTTTTCTTTCTCAATCGCGCCGTAGATGCGATCGATGATCTGTTGCTCGGGACGCGGTGGTAATGCTACCATGTCGTTCTCCAAAAAGGTGGGGTACTCGCTGCGTTTGGCCCGGCGCGCCTTCGAGTGCAGCTCCGAACCAACATCCGCTTTCCCCCGTGAGACTTAATCCCAAGGATTGGGTTTGTTGCCTGCGGCCGCCGGAGCGGGTTTGCTAGCGGCGGGTTTCGAGGCCGCCGGTTTGCTCGGCTTGCTCGCCTCAGAATCAAACAAGAACGCTTTGATGCGGTTGCTGTCTGAATAACCTCCGGTGCCCTTTTCAATCGACACCGCCGCTTTGAATTTCGCATCGAGCAGTTTGTCGGTGTCATTAGCATCCGGCTTGCCGCAGGCCGTAGCCCACGCGACGATCTGCTGCCGACCGATACGCTGTGCTTTCTCGCTCGGGTTGTTGACGTTGAAATTCTGCCAGATAAACCGCCCCGCGTAGTCACCGTTAGCGACTTCGAACTTCACTTTGATATACGAACCGTCGCCTTTGGCGGTGGTTTTCTCTTCAGCGTCGAGCGCCTTGAGCACGTATTCGCCGTCCGGGATCGGATCGTACGATACGGGTGCGTCTGCTTCTACTTCGGTAACATCGAAACCAAATTTAGCCATGATATTTCTCCTATAGTTAGGCTAGTTATTCAACTACTACCGGGATAACCTGCTGAACATTTTCGATTGTCATCTCGACGGTGTCCGGGCAGGAATAACGGTTCTTTGCGGCGTAAGCCGGGTTCTCAATGAAATGCAACAGCCGTTCGCCGGTGGTCACACCACGGCTAACCGTGTTGTTGAAGCCGACGTCAGACTTACGGATGATGACTTTGAATGCGGCAAAGGCCAAAACGTCGACCCATTCCTGAAGCAGAGCGTTGCAGCGGTTCGGGATCTTCGGCTGATACCGGTCATACGGCTCGGTGCGCGGGTCTTCGTAACGCACAACGCTCGCATGGGCTAGCAGAACCACATTCATACCGCGCTTGCGACGCAATACGTCAAGCCCCTGCAGGATCTCACGAAACTCTTCCGCTACCAACATTTGACCTTTGCCGTAGGCCAAGTCTTTGGCTTCGTGAGATCCTTCGACGTTCTGCATGATGAGCGGTTCAATCAGCCAATCAACCGAGTCGATTACTACGGTGCGGAAACCGTGGTCTTCTTTGATCAGCGTCTTGACGTTTTCTACGACGCCTTCGAGCGTTTCAGCCTTGGGGAAGCTGGTGACTTCGAGCGCGTCGATGCCGTCTTCTGTGCTGATGAAAATTGGGTTAGGGAACTGGCTGGCGAGCGTAGACTTGCCGATACCGTGCGCTCCGTAAATACAGATGCGCGGGGGCAGTTTCTGCTTACCGACGACCAGGCTCTTTTGCCAATCTGGCACTTTCTCTTTTGACATATTGTTTCTCCTTTCTGAGTAGAGGCGGTTAGTCTTCCGCCGTTGCGAAATCGTAAGACTTAGAATCGAAATCCCAAGCCTGTGGTATGTACTGGAACGTGTTTCTGTCCCAGCTTAAAACATTGACGTTGCCGGTTTGCTCAAGCACGATACCCATACACACTGAGCAAAGTGTAGGGTCGCCGATCATCAATAGGTAGTCGCCGTCGGCCCAGTTTTCCAGCACGTGGCGCGCTTTACCCACCATTGCGTCGGTGTCGTACGGCTTGCGCGGGTTGCTGAACACGGCGCGCAACTGCCCGTATTTCTTCGCATCAGACAGATCTTTATTGTAATCTACCTGAACTACATATACGGTTCGGCTGTTACCCGGTTCCATTTTTGCGTACCTTTTTCTGTTTTGGTGGCGGAGCAATTAACTCTAATTGTTCGCCGGTTAGAAACTTCTCACAACCTACAGCGACCGCAATTTTAATAGCTTCGCGGTTGTACCAGCCATAATCTAAATCGGCCGGGTGTTGGGTTTTCTCAAGCATCGTCATGCAGGCCCTTGCGCCCTCGGTTTTAGGTACCTTGTTACCGTTACTTGCGTAGCGGATAGGCTCCATACTAACATCGGTGCTCTGATACCAACGCACCACTTTACCCAGGTAGTCGCCGTTCTGCTGCCCGCCACCCGTGACGTTACGGGCCGAGATGAAATCAACGAACGGCGCGCTGCGTATATGATCGGTGAACGGGGTGCCGTGCGCTAACCACTGCCCGACTGCGTCGGCCGCGACCTGCGCGGTAGGGTTTTTCTTGAGCGTTAACTCTGAGTAGATACCTTTCACTTTCAATTTACGGTCAGGTTTGACAGCAATGTAATTGTTGACGTCTTTCATAGCCAATACGCGGTACGGTGTAAATTCAAAAGTGAACCGCGAAACCTGACTAAACTCCGCCACCATAGCGTTCACTTTCTCATCAAGATAACGCGGGTACCGCACCGCGATGCCGTCGGTGTTAGCGCTCAGTGTTTCCGCGCCGACCCGCTCAAGCCACTCAATCAACATGAGCAGGTTGAACTGCCCGGTTAACGTAACGGCCAGCATCAGGTCTGGCGAGTACAGCACCGAGTACCGTGAGGCCAGTTTACCGAATGTTCCGTTCAGCGAGATCTTGAGCGTTTCATTAGTAACTTTGTCGCCAGTGCGTTTAGCCTCAAGCCGCCGCTCATAAATCTGACGATACTCGTCAACAAATTTACGCCCGAGGCTAGCAGGGACAAACCCGCATTCGAGAATGATTGACGGATAGAACGACGCTGCGTCAATATCGCAGATAACGTCATC